TCGGTGACACCACGGCGCCGCGGTTCGGTGCGCAGCAGGGCCACCTGATTCTCGCGCAGTGGGCCGAACTTGATCATGCTGGTGGAGTTGTGCCCGTTGGCAACCTCCAGCGTGCCCGGCCCGTAGAAGACGTGGTTGACCCAGCCCTTCTGGTCACCGTCGTTGGTCAGCGTGATGAACCCGGTCCCGCTACCGGAGACGAGGGTGGTTCCGGGCGCGGGGAACTGGCAGACGGAGTCCAGTCCGCGCCAGAACGCGTCGTCGCCCATCGCCGTCCACGTGAACGGTTGGCGGCACTGCTCGGCCGCGAGGAGGTGGTCGACGGGGTTCTTCATCCACCGGACGGGGGCGAAGAAGTAGCCGCCTTCGGTCAGGCAGAACAGTTCGCCTTGGCGTTCGGCGTCCCACGACTCAATCCAGCGGCGGATGACCGCGCGGGTGGCTTTGGGGGTGTTCCCGAATACCTGCACCCCGAGGTCGATTTCCAGCGGGTCGTAGACCGCGCTGTTGAACGTGACGCCGTCTTGGTTGGAGCCCTGTGTGGAGCGGATCTTCCACGGCGGGATCAGGCCCTTGAGGGAGTCGATGATGACGCCGTCTTGCACGCCCGCCGTTGGGGCGAAGGCTCCCATGAGGTCGAATTGCACGGTGCGGTCGGGTGACCGGTAGCCCATGCAGGGCTGGTCGCCGTCGTAGAGGATCTGCGCACCCAACGGGGTGATCCGGCCCTGTGGAAAGCTCAGCACATTCACCGCTTGCCCATTCCGGCCTGCATCGAATTCTGCTGGTGCCGCGCCAAGTCCTGGCCCGCGCGGTCCTCGCCCTTGGTGACGTTGTAGTTCTCGATCTTCACGCCGACCTGCTCACCGTTCTGGCCCGCGCCCTGCTGGGTCTGCGGCTGCCCAGACTCCTGGCCCTGCTGCTTCTGCTCCGGGGTGGCTGCCTGGCCGGCCATGTTCGGGGTCGCCGGGCGCGCGCCCGCGAGACCGCCAGCGACGCGTCCGAGCCACGAGTTGGAGATGGAAGCGTTCGCGTTGTCACCGGACGGCAGGAACGTCTCCATCAACCCGGACACGCCGATCGACGCCGCTTGCCCGCCGAATGCGACCGCGCGGTTGGCGAGCTCCATGCCGACCTGCGCGGCTGCGGCTGCTGCCTGTCCGCCGAACATTGAGCCTGCGCCGCCACCCGCAGAGATCGCGCCTTGGATGGCAGCCATCGGAAGCCCGCCCAAGCCTGCAAAGCCTTCACCGCCAACAGGGTTCGAGTACGCCTGCGATCCCATGCCCGTCTGCGGGCCACCCACCGGAGCGCCTGCCCCCGAGCCGAGCGGCATACCAGGCCGCGCACCGAACACCGGAGACTGACCGCCGCCACCACTCACTGTGGACGGGATGCCCTGCGGACCACCCCAGCCCATACCGGGCGCGGCGACACCCGGGAAACCGCCTGGGAAACCGCCTGGCAGTCCACCGGTCGCCGCCGGGGTGGGCAGGCCGCCGCCCGCGGGCCGGAACCAGTGATCCGTGAACGCCGGGTCGTACGCGCCGGTTCCGCCAATGCCACGGTTGGCGGCGGATGCGTCACTGCCCCAGTTGAAGTTCGTGCCACCAGGGAGTGTGGCCTGCATGTGTCCGCCGTTGTAGCCGACCCGCATATCGCCGGGGCCGCCCATGCCGCGCTGGAAGCCGCGTGACTGCAGGAACTCTGCAGCATTGCCGGTGTACATCGACGCGCCAGCAGTGGATCGGCCGTCGAGAAGGTTGACTAGGTCCTCGACCGCGCTGGAGCAATCCGCGAGGCCCTGCGTGAGGTCGCCGCGCTGTTCCTGGGTGTAGCGGCCGGCGGGAACGTTCGCGAGCAGCGCCGCGTCACCGGGGTAGCCGCCCCCATAGCTTCCCGCGTAACCAGCGCTCGGTGTGCCAGCGCCCTGCATTCCCGGCGCGATCTGGTACTGAGGCCCGAACGCACCCTGAGCCGCCAGCATCCCGAAGATGCCCTTGCCGGCAGACCCCGGCTGATACCCGAGCCCCTGCTGAACACCCGACAACGCACCGATCACCGGCGCCGCAGCCAGCGAGCCGAGGAACCGCACCAGGTTCTCCGCGAGGCCAGGCAACCCCTTCGAGATACCCAGGTCCGCGTCCAGGGCCGCGCCGATCTCACCCAGAGACCCAGCGGCGTCACCCATCGTGTTGGTGAACTTCTCCGTCGCCGACTGCTTCGCCTCGATCAGCCGCAGCTCGGCCTCGTGTGCCTCGCGCTCAGCCAACGCGACGTCGTTACGCTTCTCCTGAATCTGCTCAGCCGTCGCATCATTGGACTGCATCAACGCGTTCAGCTCAGCCTTCGACTGCTCCAAACGGTGCTGAGAATCAAGGACCGTGCCCGCCGCCGAATACAACTGCGCGTCAACAGGCATCCCCTGCAACAGGGACATCGGATCACCCGTGTACGGGACAACCGGACCCGACGCCGAACCGCCGCCAGCACCACCAGCACCGGTGGCCCAATCCGGGGCCATACCCGCCGCGTAACCCTCCTGGCCCTGCGTATAGAACCCGCCGCCACGCTGACCGTTCAACCCGATGCCAGGCCACCACGAACCCGGCGTCGGGGGCGTATACCCACCCGCCGGAACACCAGGAATACCCAGCGCGCCAGGGCTATCGAACGATCCACCGCCACCCTGCACAAGGCCGGGGCCACGCTTCAAGTCGGGAATCTGCGCCAGATTCACGCCCGGGATCTTGTTCGCCAGATCGATCATCGCCCGCAGCGGACCCAACACGTAGGTGTCGATGGTCGACGCGATGTCCTCGAACGTCTTTCGGGCAATATCGCCGATCGTCGGGAACACGTTCTTGAACGCGTCGAGGTCCCCCGTCGCCACGCGCACCGCGGTGGACACGGTGTTGACCGCAAGGACAATGTCACTCATCGCCGACTTGCCATCACCGCCGAGCGCCATGAACATGCGGCTGGCCTCGACCACGGCATCTTTCAGCATCCGAACCACCGTGATGCCGTCGTTGATCCACTTCTCCAACTGGCCCGACTTCGACGCCTCGGTCATGAAGTTCGCGAACGACTGCGCCGCGTTCGCCGCGCCCTGAGCCAACCTGGGCAGGAAGTCCGAGCCCGTCGACACCAACTCGGCCAGCGCCTTCGTCAACGTCGCCGCGGCCGGCGCCAACGACTGGAACGCCGCCGAGATGTTGTTGGTGATGTTCTGCACCAGAGCCGGGTTCGCCATCAGCGTGTTCGTCGCACCCATGAACATTTTGTTGAACGACGACGCCACCGACGTGGTCATCTGCTGAATCTGCGGCAACAGCGCAGACGCCATGCTGTTCAACTGCGTTCCCACGCCAGCGAACAGAGCGTCCTGGGTGACGTTCTTGAACTGGGTCAACGCGGGCATGAGCGCCTGAATGGACAGCACCGCCTGCTGCGCGTTCGGCGAAATCTTCTTCAGCGCCTCGGCAAGCTTCTCCGGGTCGTCCATGTTCTTGAACGCGTCATCGAGGCCCGCCGTCGCCAGCTTCAACGTCCCGAACGCCGCACCCACGGCACCGATCACACCGGGCAGCACCAACAGCGAGCCCGACGCGGTCACCGCCGCGGCACCCAACTGCCCCATGAGTGGGATCAGGGCAGCGATACCGACTGGGGAGCGCGCGGCCCCACCTAGAACCGTCAGCGCAGATGCAGCGTCACGTATGGACGCGTTACCCTTACCTCCGGCTAGGTCTCTCATATCCTGCGCCAATTGGCGGGTAGCTGCCGCCTCTGCGCGTCGCGCTTTCGCGATCCTCTCATGCTGGGCGATCAGCCTGTCCGACGTGACTGCGCCCTGCTTCTGCATGTTGTTCAGGCGTTCCTGCTCAATACGAACCTTGCCGGTAGCGTCGGCTACCTTATTGAGACCCTTCTCGATTTTTGGAGTCGAACGTGCAACCCCAGCCCCAAACTGGTCGCCGAACCCCTTGCCTGCCGCCATGCCGGCCTGCTGCATGTCGCGTTGCATATCGCGGGCCGTATCCCGCATTTGCTTACGGTTTAGATCGGGGAGGACGTCAATATGAATTGCCATACGCCCCCCTCTTCTCGACTGGAACTTTCCGGTACAGACTGGACAACATCTTTGAGCGGGCGGCTACCGCAGCCTCATTGGCCGCGTCTTCCTTTTCCTGCTCGATGTCCTGGCGCAGTTGGACTTTGAACCACGACTCGTCCGGTAGACCCTCAACGAGGGTGATGAACTCGCGCGACGACATCGCCCCGGTGTGCCAATCCCGGATGTGTGTGCTGGAGTAGTGCGCGCGAAGACCGGACTCGATAGCCTTCGGGTATCTCACCCAGAGGTCGAAGGCGAATCCGATTTTGGGTCCGACTCCATCCGCTCCTGGTACTCGCGGGTCATGCGCGCCCATTCCAGGCTGATCTGCGATGATGAGCCGCCGCCGGCCTTGAACTTCTGGTAGCCGTCCTCACCCCACAGGGCGATGGCGAGCCGAACGTTGTAGGGGGGCTTGACGACGACACCATCTTTGCGGTGCGGCAGGATGACGACCTGCTCGGTCTTCTCGCCGACCTTCTTGGTAGAGGTGCGGATGGTGCCGTCTGGGTCGCGGGTCACGTCGGTGTCGTACTCCGAGGTGGTGACCGACTCCTTGTCGTACGTGTCGATCATGGCCTGCAGTTCGTCGTAGCGCTCCTGCTGGTCATCGTCGAGCAGTCCTGGGTTGGGGATTTCGAAGCTGCCGTTGGTGGTTTCGATGGTGACGGAGGCGGCGAATCCGAAGTAGTCGGCGGCCTGTTCCTTGGCGTCGGCAACGGACAGCTTGCGCGGGTTCTTGTCTTTGGGCATGGCTGGGTTTCCCTTCTGGTGGCTGGGTGTCGGCTGGGAGAAGGGCGCTGAACCTTCGGGGTGCGGCCCCAGCCAGGCCGCACCCCGAAGGGGTCATCAGGCGGTGATGGTCACCGAGTTGGAGACGGGAGAGGTGCCGGTCAGCTCGTTGGAGCCGGTGGCGTTGACGCGGAACACCGTTGCCCCGGCGGACAGTCCGCTCAGGGTGTGGGTGATGTTTCCGCCCGAGACAACTGAGCCCGAAACAGTCTCGGAGGACCAGGGGCCGGCCGAGGTGGCGGCAGACTCCACGGTGTAGTTCCAGAACGGCGACGTCGACAGATCCGAGACGCCGGTCGGGGTAGCGTGCGCGACAGTCGCCGCGCCGGCACCCGTAGCAGTCGCGACCGGAGCGGCGGCCCACACCGGGTAGCCACCCTGTCCGCGCCAGCCCTCACCCTCACGCAGCGTGTTCACCCGGTACTTGGCGAACGGGCACAGCAGCGCCTCCATGGTGATCTCCAGGCGATCGGCGTCGCTGACGTTCCAGTTCGACTCACCGATGTCTGAGATGTCGAGCAGCGGGAACACCTTGGCGGTGTTGAACTTGCCGTCGAAACCCAGGGCGATGATCTGGTAGCGGATGACGCGCGCGAAGGCGGTCTTCGGTGAGTCATACCCCGCAGCTCCGAGATCCTGCATGGAGACGAAAGGGCGCCGGTCGCGGATGCAATCCACGATCGGGTTCGACTCCAGCGCGATCAGCTTGATCGAGTCCGACTCCTCGGTGATATCCACACGAACCGGGTTG